TTATTGCCTCCGACCCTTTTAATCAGTACCTCCCTAGATTAGAAGCAGATACCGTAATTTCCGCAAATACTGACGTGGTGGCCAATAAGACTCATGGGGAAATAACCAGCGGAAATCCTCATGGAGCCCTCCATGAGGATCTTTCCGATGGGGGCCTACTGAGCCATGATCAAGTCGAAACGGAACTTACCCGCCTCGAAACAGATAAAGAGGACAAGGGGGTAGCTCAAGGTCTACTGGATGGCTATTCACCATCTTACGTCAACACTACTCCGGCCACAGAAGGTAGTAGTCAAGACAGCCCACCTATTATTCAACAGTCCGAAGCGTGGGACACGACAGAAGGCGCATCGAAAACGATACAGACTTCTATACGCCAGGTGACGCATGATTACCCCGGTGGTGGATATGCTGAGATGATATTCAGTAGTCAAAGAGACGGTGAAAATCGTATTGATGTCATGAGCCTTAACATGCTCACTATGGATTTAACCTTACTACAACCCTTCCCGGCTATCGGTTTTATCAACAGCAGCACCAAGATAGGTCGGGATAGTACTTTCTGGCTGGAGTTAAAAGGTTTTTCCGGAATAAGGTTGGAAGCCGTTAGCTCGGTAAGTAAGCTTGGATATATTGGAGCGAGGACAATGGCCCCGGCTGCGGTGGTGCATGCTGTTGGCGATGGTCTTGTACCTGCTGCAAGGTTCGACAACTCTTCAGCCGCACCCCGACTCGAAGTGACCGAAGACGGCACCAAGCTGAGTGGATCAGTGGCAGAAAAAACAGAGCGGAAAATTACAACAGCAACAGCAACTACTACAGTAAGCGACCTTTGGATAATTGTTGATCCAACTGCAAATAATATTGTTTTGACAATCCATGCACCGACATTGCTTCCTGGCCAAAAGCTGAAGATAATTTTTCCACTTGGATACGCCGGTTCTAATACCGTGACTTACCAAGGAACTTTGGATACAACAGGCTCCCAGCTCTTGACAGGTGAGGAGTTGCATATTTATGCGTCAACGCTTGTAAGTAAGTGGATAGGAGATTGATACAATGCATATTGTTAGAAATACACTGACTAAATACGGCTTTTCAGCAGAATTTTGGGATATTGTGACCACCACCCGCTTTAAGAAAAAAATCAACGAGCAAGTCATAACCTGGGACGTACATTTTATTTTAGGGTTATGGACAACTCTTGAACGCCTGGAAAACAGAGACGAACCGATCCATACGATACCAGATGTCCAGCTGGTATTTGAACAAGATATGGCTCCAACCAGAGACCAATTTTTCTATAAACTGATGGAGTCGAATATCAAGACCACTGTCAATCCTACTCCTGATCCAGAAACAGGTGCGAATCCTGTGTACACTGAAGAACTTAATATTTACCCCATTGGCGACTTTGCCACAGTTAGTTTTCAGGCTCCTGATGCTGTGTTGGTGATATAATGCGTACTATTAGATCTGTAACCCCTGTTGATGCCAACTTAGATGCGTATCACTCGATTCTAAACGCTGATGGAGACCCGATTCTTTCTGTTCATATAGCCCATCCACATAAGCATGTTTTTGCTCATTATGGTTCAAGAGAAACAGGGGATTATTCAACGCTTGCGGTGCAGCTTGACAAGAATACAAAAATAGCTACGTTTACTTCCGCTGCACTTTTTAGTTTAGGTGATATTGTAGATATCCAGTCTGGTACGGAACATGTTCATCATTATAGGGGAATAACAGCGGTATCTGACGATGTCATAACGTTCGATGCGTTAACTGATATTGATTTTGCTATCGGGAGCACCGTTGCAAAAGCCAGTATCAACATGGCTGTTGATGGTTCTGTTGCACCTGTGATTTTCGAGATACCCGTGAAATCTTCTGAGTTTTTACATCTGGAAACATTGACGATAACATCAACGCACACAGATGCCGGGGATGATGAAAAATTCTGTGGTATGGACGCTTTAGATAGTGGGTTGCATGTAAGGGTTAATAGGAATAATGGCGAAGCCTACGAAACGGTAGCTATTTGGAAGACAAATCAGCAGATGCGTGCTGATATGGGCAACGCTTTTGCGTATCTTCCAGCAGCTCCTTCGGGGCTCGATAGCACAATAGGCTCTTATAACTTTTTCGAAAAATCCGGGGCTATTGAATTGTTGCAAGGATCAAACAATGATGTGCTTGAGTTTATTGTTCAAGACGACTTAACCGACTTAAACAGCTTATTGATCAAAGTCCACGGGCATTGATAAATGAAAAAAATATTCTTTGCGATTCCCCTTGCGCTCATCCTTGGTGGATGCGCCCCCAGCCAAGGGGAAATAGACTTGGCAATGTATGCGGTCTACCAAAAAGGGAAGACAGACCGCTTTATAATTCAGCAAGATCAAAACAGGGACACAGGGCAATTCCCACAAGGCAGCGGTGAAATCCCTTGCGACCTGATATGTGCCGAAGAGTGTACCCAAGACTGCCTTGACCAATGCCCTGGTGATCCTATTTGCCCGGGTGACACCGGTCAGAATTTTGACATAGCCATTAAAACACCTAAAAGCATGTCGTCCACAGTGACAGCAAAAGGTGATTCATACGTCATCCAGGGTTCATCAAACGTGAGCGTGCAAGTTGGCCCCAAAGCAATTGATCCTGTGCAACAGGCTAAGGCCGATCTTTTAACATATCACCCTCCAGGGCTGAGAACATGGGATCAGAAGTTTAATACCGTGACGGCTCCCTTTATATCTCCGCTGGTATCACTGGGTAAGATCATTATAGGTGGCGAAGTATTGAAGACTTTCATCCAAAGACCACATACTGACCAATACAACCTTACTGGCTCTGACTTTGGGACTTCTGGTCACCTCCAAGACTCAGCTAACCCTATAAGCGTAGAAGAGGTAATCCCATGAAATATATTGTTTTACTGAGTTGCATAATGGTCGCTGTGTTTCTTGGTGGTTGTGCTGCTCCAGTGCCACTAGGGCCTTGGGCAACCCACCGGCCCCTTTATTGCTGGAGGGGTACAATGAGAAATATAAAGAAGATTGTGACCGGGTTACTGATCAGTATCTGTCTGTTTTCGTGTGAACCTTGTTCTGCTTGGGGCGGTTGGGAAAAACCTGAAGAGATGCTGTTAGATCGTATTTACGAGGAAGTCCGAGAGCTACGAAAAGGCCAAAGTATAATGATATCCCTAATGAATCGGGTGGATGAAGCCGAAGAGGATGTTAAAGATCTGGAAAATAACGACAAAGAGCATAACAGGTACCACATAAAAGTCTTCACGGAATACAATTCCTTAGTTGAATTCTATGACACGCTGAGGGAGCGTGAAAAAGAATATAGTAACATGACGAACAATTATGAATCTCTAAAAAAAAAGAAGATAATTGGTATAACATCTGGCCCTCAGCAGTAGCTGCTGCGTTTGGTGGATTACTGGTTTTGCTTATAACTTTTGTAGTTAATCAATTAAATTTCAGGAAGGAAAAAATCAATGAGTGATGAAACAGTGCAGTACGAAGCTCTATCAGTAAACGACCTCCCCTGGGTAAGAAACATTGGCACTAAAATTGTTGATTTAGTGCCAATGACAGCGACTAAGGCTGAGAAAATTCTTGGTCACCCTCTCAAATCCTCTAACGCAGACAAAGAAGGGAGCGGCTACCTTGTTCGGTATAAAGACGGTTATCTCTCCTGGAGCCCTAAAAAAGCAGCTGATGAGGCGTATCATCCTGTAGCCGATGAGACAGCGGATCAGGCTGAGATTTCACCTAAAGTAGTTGGTACGAAAACCCTTCATAACAGTGAAGTATCTGGGGCAAAAAAGAACGTCAAAGACACTAAGATAATTGGAAACGAAGACGCTTTCCAATTATTGTTTAAGGCTTCCTCCAAGAACGAAGGCTGGATGAAATCTACCAAGGCTATGCATTGCGGAAACGGTCAGGTTGTTATCCAAGTGACTACACAGCAGCGCAATCTGGACGGATCTTATGCTGTTGCTGAGGCATTAACGACTGTTCAGACTTCAGATATTGTCCCTGATGTGAATAATGGCCATAAGATTGTACCCAGTGAACTTGTTGAACAAGGAGAATAATTAATATGGATCTAGGATTAGCAGTACCAATTATTGTCGGTGGACTATTAATCACCCCTACCACAGCCGCTCTAAACGGGCATCGTAAGGACTGGTTCACCTACTGGTCAACAGGTGAGTATAACCTTGACGATAACCCTGATACCGTTGACTGGTGCGAAATGAAAAGCGGTCAAACCGGCAAATGGTCTTTGGTTAAGATACAGGGGTATGATAGTCCCTGGAACCCAAGCGGCGGGGGGGTTGAGTTCTACACAAAAGACGAATTTGATCAAGAGCATCGGAATTACTGGCGGTTAAGTAAGTGGGCCGAAGGAAAGGAAAGCCGCCGTGGTGTGTCTATCAATCAAAAGAAAGCTATTCGTTGCGCTGGTAATAATTGGCCAGCACCAGCAGCAAAAGAGTGTATCCAGTTTGAAACTTTTCTTGACCACCTAGAAGCTGATGTGAACAAAGAGGTGAGGGTTATTAATGTCCAAGAAGCCTTAAAAAGCCTTGAAAAGAAAGTTGACACCGCCCTGAAGGACAATACCACCTCCTTGAATCGGGTGGGTGGGGTGATATCAAATAACACCCAGGCACTAAAGAAGTTGGACAGATCCAACCTAAAGAACCATCCATCTTGCAACTGCGAGACAAGGGAAGAGTAACCCAACCACCAGTAAGTAATTACTAAGCCAGTTCCGTAAGGGGCTGGCTTTTTTTATGCACAACATAGACCTGTTTGGTAACTGCCAAAAAATAGTTACATCTCCGGTATAGTTGATACGAATAATGGATGTAATAAACCCCGGTCATTACACGTCTTTACCTTGTTGATATCGTTTTCTAGTCCTATAATTTATTCAGAAACATTAAGAATAAATTATGGGGATCTTTATGAACGAAGAATACAAGGAGAACGAGATGGGTAATGGTTTTAGCACCTCTGATGCAGTGCTGACAGCGGCAATGACTGGTGGTGGATTCGCAGGTGGAAGAGGCGGTGTAGGTGGTGGAATTTGGGGAAGTGACGGCGGTTCGCTTGCTACTCCTTGGGCGGTTCAGGACGTGAACGGAACCATCAATCAGCAGGCAAGCTGTATTAACGGGACTTTGGAAAGTCTTACCCGCACCATGTCTTCTGATTCCACAAACGCCAGACTTACCGATGGATTTAACCGAGTATGTGAAAAATCCGAAGAAATTGCTGTCCGTAACTCTGACCAGATGTTCGCAATGTCTCGCGATATTGACAACAAATTTGCCTTGGTAACTGCCCAGAATCATGGCATTGAGCTGACACTGAAGGATACAGAAATCTCTCGACTGAAAGATGACCTCGCTGTATCTCGTGACCGGAATAACATCTCTGAG